ATAACTTTAAACAAGCTAGATGCTGTAATAGTTGTATCTGTAGATAATGGATTATCAGAAGAGCATTTAGCCATATTTGGAAAGAACGGTTTAAGTAAACTAGTAGCGGAAGAGAATGACCCAGCTGTTACTAAATTTAGATTAGGTCATGGGTGTAATATATCAGTGTTTGAAAGCTTAACTTCGGTAGTCCGAAGTAAGCATGCATCATTAGCTGAAATCAAGGATATATACATAGCAGCTGAGTATCATACAAGCCCCTTAGGTATATCAGAAGCAGGATTAGGGTATACTAAAGTCATTAATAAAGTTAACACGAGTAAGATTAACTTTGTTAAAACGCACAGTACCTTTTCTGACGACAATAAAATTGAAGAAGAATTGATTAAGAATAAATTTGGTGACATTAAACTAATTAACTACAAATTACGTATCGGGCATACAATGGGGGCTTCTACAGCTATAGAAACAGCGTTAGCAATCCAGGAAGAGTCTGGAACGTTTCTTAGTTTAGGGGCTGGTATGGGTAATGTATTTTCATCTGTGGTAGTGGAGATTCTATGATATTTAGACATGCTAGTTTAATTCAAGAAGGAGAAGCAGTTTTATTTTACAGGTTTAATAGCACTTTAAATGGTTATATGATAGCCGGGGTACTTATATCCCCTACAGTTGAAGCTAAGTTACATTTTGCCAAAGTATGGACATATTTTATATCAGAAATAGTAAGAGCAGATGATATTTACTGCTCTATTCCTTTAGAGGACCAAAATTCTATGTTTAATAATTACCTAGAGTACCATGCTACTATAGAGGGTATTAAGATATATAAAGTTGATAGTTATCTTAAAAAGCAATACAGTAGTTATGAAAAACATTTAGAACAAGCCGGTAATAACTTATGAGTGATGAATCAAATTTAGATATAGATGGAAAACCTGAAATTCCTGCTTCTACACTAGTAGATTGGGAAAACCCCCCTACTCTTGGTGATTTAAAACAAGATTACGAATCTGCTAAAGTAGCTCATGATGTACATACCGCAGAAGTAGATACATGGTTACGTGTACTTAACGGGGAACAAACTATTAATGCTAAGCGAGGTCGTTCTAAGTTAGTGCCTAAGCTAGCACGTAAACAAGCCGAATGGAGATATGCTGCTTTATCGGAACCCTTTCTATCAACTGATGATCTGTTTAATACATCTCCTCAGACTTTCGAAGATAAAGAATCAGCTGTACAAAACGGTATGCTTTTAAATTATCAATTAAATTGCCGTATGGATAAGGTTAAATTTATTGATGAATATGTTAGGGCTGCTGTTGATGAAGGAACAGTAGTAGTTCGTGTTGGTTGGGAGTTTGAAGAAGATAAGCGAAAGATCTATGAAGATGTAATGGAAATACAAATAGTTCAGGGCCCTGATGGACAACCTGTACAGCAAGAAGTAAAAACGGGTCAAACATCAAAGATGAAGACCATTAAAACTAAGAATCAACCGGTATTGACCGTATGTGATTATAGTAATATAATATTAGACCCCACTTGTGAAGGTGATCTAGATAAAGCAAATTTTGCTATTTATAGTTTTGAGACATCGTTATCTGAACTTAAAAAAGATGGACGGTATAAAAATTTAGACAATATTAATTTTGAAAGTGCATCAGTACTATCGGAACCAGATCATGAAGTTAATACAGACGATACTTCGTTTACATTTAAAGATAAAGCACGTAAGAAAGTTATTGCTAGAGAATATTGGGGATACTGGGATATCGATGATACTGGAGAAGTTAAACCTTTTGTAGCTACATGGGTAGGAGATACATTTATTAGATTAGAAGAGAATCCTTACCCAGATAAGAAGGTCCCTTTTGTATTAGTTCAATACTTACCTCGGCGTAAGAACATATACGGAGAGCCTGATGCAGCTCTTATTGAAGATAACCAGAAGATAGTAGGCGCTGTAACTAGAGGTATCATAGATATCATTGGTCGGAGTGCTAGCGGTCAGCAAGGTATCCGTAAAGATGCTCTTGACGTAACTAATGCCCGTAAGTTTGAACGGGGGGAAGACTATAAATTTAACGCTAATGTAGATCCTAGGCAGGCGTTCCACATGGAAGTATATCCTGAGATCCCTAGGTCTGCATTAGAAGTACTAAACATGCAGAATAATGATGCTGAGGCATTAACTGGTGTTAAAGCGTTTACTCAAGGTATTTCAGGACAAGCTCTAGGCACTACTGCTACAGGTATTAGGTCAGCACTAGATGCTACATCTAAGCGAGAATTAGGGATTCTAAGAAGACTTTCCAATGGGTTAAATCAAATTGGGCGTAAAGTTATATCTATGAACTCCGAATTCTTAGAAGATGAAGAAATTGTTCGTATTACTAATGAAGAATTCGTAGCTATTAACCGGAATGATCTAGGTGGTAAATATGATATTAAACTTAATATCTCGACAGCTGAAGCGGATGAACAGAAAGCTAGTGAGTTGGCATTTATGTTACAAACTATGGGTAATACGATGCCTCCGGAAATGAGTCATATGATCCTAGCTGACATTGCTAAATTACGTAAGATGCCTGATTTAGCTAAACGCATAGAAGAGTACCAACCTCAACCTGATCCTATGGCTGAGGAAATGCATCAACTTGAAATGCAGATGCTTCAAGCTAAAATACGTAATGAGACTGCTAAAGGTGCCGAGAACGAAGTGGATATCGGGCTCAAAACTGCTAAGACGCAGACAGAACAAGCTAAAGCACGGGGTCTTAATAGTGGATCTGATCTTACTGATCTTGATTTTGTTGATAAAGAATCGGGGGTTAGAGACATGCGAGATATAGATGTAACTAATAGAAAGCATGCTCAGGCTATGGAAAGTAAAGACCGCGATAGACAAGCCAATTTAGAAGGAAAAGAGCATGATAGATTATCTAACCTTGACAAGGCAGCCTTTGATACGTTAAATAAGCAGTAAGGAGTACGTTTATATTAACTAATCATAAGGAAATGAAATGACTACAGAACTAGAACAAGTTGAAATTCAGATCGATGCTGCTCAAAGAATACGTGCATTACGAGATAACTGCGTTAAACTAATGGATAGCAAGTACTTTAAAGATGTTATTGAAGAAGGTTACTTTAAAGAAGAAGCAGCTAGGTTAGTTATGACTAAGAGTTCTAATTTAAATCCAGAACAAATGAAGCTTATCGATAATATGCAGTATGGTGTTGGAGCACTAGCTAACTTCCTAGAATCAGTTATGAGACGAGGTAGTGAAATGGATACCGCATTGGGGGAACACGAACAAACTCGCGAAGAAATTTTAGCTGAAGGGATATCTAAATGACTGACACTGCTTTAGGGCTGACAGATGAAGAATTCTTAGCTAAAGATCCTTCTGAATTTCTTACTGAAGAATCTGACCAAACTACTGAAACTGTTGAAGATGCCGCAGTTGATAAAGAAACTAATACATCAGAACAAGCTGATGATAGTGAAGATACCTCTACAGAAGAGGTAAGTGAAGCACAGGAGCAAACTGAAGTTGAAGCTACTCAAGATAAAGTACGCCAACCATTTGGGGATACTCAAATGGAGCCAGAAACATCTATTGATAGTAAGACAACAGAATCTCTTGATACTAGTAAGAAAGACTCGACTGACACAGATGGGGATACCCAGAAAACTGCAGAGTTTAATTACGAAAGTGCTTTTAAAAAGATTTCTGCGCCTTTCAAAGCTAATGGTGTAGATATGCAAGTAAAAGATCCTGATGATATTGTGCGTCTTATGCAAATGGGCGCTAACTATCAGAAAAAGATGGGGCAATTAAAGCCTAATTTAAAACTCATTAAGATGTTAGAAAATAATGAACTTTTGGATGAGGCCAAGTTAAATAATTTAATTGATCTAGCTAAAAAAGATCCTACTGCTATCGCCAAGTTAGTTAAAGAAAGCACCGTAGATCCCTTAGACATTGACAAAGATGTTCCTACCGAGTATCAACCAACAAATTACTCTGTAACAGATACAGAATACGAGTTGGACAATGTCCTTGATGATATTAAGGATACTGAAACGTTTACACGAACTATCAATACTCTTACTAAAGAATGGGATGTTGATAGCCGGACACGCATTTCAAAACAGCCATCAATTATTTCAATTATTAATGAACATATGGCTAATGGTATCTTTGATAAAGTAAATGCAGTTCTGCAACAAGAAAAAACTTTAGGCAAGCTAGTAGGAGTTCCAGATGTAGATGCTTATAGGCAAGTTGCTGAACATATGAATAATCAAGGACTATTTGATACTCCGAATAAGACATCTAAAGTATCAAATAAATCTGTACCTAAACAAGCTGATGTTGATCGTGATAAAAAACGAAAGGCCGCAGCACCAGTTAAACAAACATCTTCTAATACAGCCCCTCCAGAAAGTGAGTTTTTAGGATTATCGGATGCGGATTTTATGAAGAAGTATGCTTAGCTGTTAATTATAATGACTACGCAATAGGATAATATCATGGCTAATGAAAATATGTATAACGCCCCAGCTAGCACGGCTAGTGGGACTGGATCAGACATCGGCGCACAGGCACGTACCGATTACTACTTTAAGAAAGCCCTTATTTCTGTACGGGATAAGCAGTATTTCACGCCTTTGGCTGATGTACGTGCAATGCCTAAGAATATGGGTAAAAAGATTAAGCAAGATGTATACGTTCCATTACTGGATGTACTAAATACAGGCGATCAGGGAATCAATGCTGCAGGTACGGCATTAGCAGTTACTACGTGGTCTGCTTGGAACGCTGCTGGCGTACTGCAAAGTTCTAATGCTGCAGATAGAGCTGCTGCTGTAACCGCTGCTGGTGCTCTTGGTGAGATTGGATTGAATGATCAGAACTTGTACGGATCTTCTAAAGATACCGGTACGATTAAGTCTAAAATCCCAACCCTCCGTGAAAATGGTGGACGAGTTAACCGAGTTGGTTTTACCCGTACACAGATTGAAGGTGAATTGCTCAAACGTGGTTTTTTTACTGAGTATACTCAAGAATCACTGGATTTCGATTCTGATGCAGACTTGCTATCACACATCACTGAGGAAGCACTTGTTGGTGCCAATGAGCTGACTGAAGCGGAGCTTCAGGCAGATCTTATTACTACAGCTACTGGTACAGGTACTTCTTATTACTGCTCTACTGCTCCTACTGGTGCTGCTCTTGCTGGCTCTGGAAATGCTGCAACTAGAACAGCAATGAAGCTAGCTGTTGATGAAGTTGTTACGTATACGGACTTGATGAATCTTTCGATTGCTTTGGATAACAATAAGACTCCTAAGCAAACAAAGGTTATTTCTGGGTCTAGAATGGTTGATACCAAAACCATTAATGGTGGACGTATCATGTATGTAGGTTCTGAACTGATTCCAGTACTGCGAGCTATGACGGACCTGCATAGTGCAGCTGCTTTTGTATCTGTTGAGAAGTACGCTGATTCTGGCAATATTATGAATGGCGAAATTGGATCTATTGATCAGTTCCGCATTGTTGTAGTACCAGAAATGCAGTTTACCGAAAATGGAGGTGCTTCTGCTTCTGATACTGCAGGTACTGGTGATAATGGCGCAGACATCTATCCAATGCTGGTTGTTGGAGATGGTGCTTTTACGACTATCGGTTTTCAGACTGATGGTAAGAGTGTTAAATTTTCCATCAACCATAAGAAGCCAGGTATGGAAATCGCTTCTTTGGATGATCCGTATGGTGAAGTAGGATTCTACTCTATCAAATGGTATTATGGCTTTATGGCACTTCGCCCAGAACGTCTTGGCATTATTTGGACTGCTTTGGCAGCTGTATAGTTTAATGTTTACCTGTCACCCAAGGGCGTTAGCCCTTGGGGGACTATCTTAACTAAGGAGGAATTATGCAAGTAGTAACACCCATTAAGGAAATGACAGAAGAAGAGATTAAAAAAGAACTCAAAGAGTTCGGAGTTCAGGTGCATCATAAAACTGGTATAGCTAAGTTGTCTGAATTGTTGGCAGATGTACGTAAAGACCCAGCATCAGTAACTCAAGATGTACCTGCTGAAACTGCAGTTAAAGATCGTCCTTATCAAGATGGGTTAGCAGATGCAAGTAGTGCAGCTGTAGAAGCAGCATCAAAACATTTTAAGCTAACTCCAGAGCAATCATCTATGAAGCTTGTTCGAATTGTTGTTACTCCGAATGATCCCCTCATGTCTGCATACCCAGGACTTATATTTACTGTAGGAGCTTCTGGAATTAATAAAGGACAAATGGTTAAGAAGTTTGTTCCATTTAATAATGAAGAAGGCTGGCATGTTCCTAATATTATCCTACAACAAATTGAACACGCTGAAATGCAGAAATTTAAAACAGTTACTATGCCTAATGGCGAGAAAGTCTTAGAGCCATACATAACTAAAAAGTTTAATGTACGCATTTTAGATCCTTTGACACCAGAGGAAATGGATAGACTTACTGCGTCTCAAGCAGCCAATCCTTCCTTCCATATAGGGGAATAACTAATGGCTCTCACTATTGCCGATTTAACTGCTAGTGTTGCTACAAGTGACATGAATGTAGTAACAGGAACAGGTGTATTCGATGACATGATGGAAACTGTGAATGCACATATGGCTGCCCAGTTTAATTTAGGTCGGATTACTGGTAGTGATTACGCAACAGTATATCTAACAGCTATGCAAGCCACTGTACAGCAGGCTGTAGCATTCACAATTGGGATTCAAAAAGGCAATGCAGAGGAATCTTTGTTACTTCAAAAAGAAGTTACTGAATTTTCTCAAACTGAGCAATCAACAAAAGTTGCTCCAAGTACTACTAGTGTAATTGGTAGAGCAAATAATTTATCTTCAGAACAGGCTAAAGGGTTTAAATGGAATGCCGATCAGAAATATCTTAAAACTCTATTAGATGCATGGGCGGTTAATATCTCTACAGCGGGTGTAGCCTCTACCGGGGTGACAGCTCTAAATATAACTGGTACGGGGAATATTAATACCCAGATTACTAATGCTGAACCGGCTGGGTAATCTCTAATGGGATTTATTGCCAGTGCTGTAAGTGCGATAATTGATGTTGTTGTTGATATTGTTGTAGGGATTGTTGAAGCAGTTATACAAATAGTAGAAGTAGTTATTCAATTAATTATGGTGCTCCTCGGTTTTGATGGAGGTAGCACCCAAATTATTGAATATTTTGAAGTTCGTAATTATCCCCTCTTTAATGATGTAGATAATAAAAATCCTATCCAACAATCGGTTCTTCAATCGATTTTGAATAATACAAGTCTTTCTAGTAATTTAATTTATAATCTTACATTTCGAAGCCTAAAAGGAAATGTAAAAGAATTTATTAATTTTATCGAGCAGGGGAACTACTTTGAAGGGTTTCCTACGGTAGATTCATATATTCTAATTATTAATTATACAGAATTGAATGCAGCATTAGTGACTCTTACTGGTGAAGCATGTACGCCAGAAGCTTCAGCGTTAAAGGCCTTATCTCAATCTGATTGGATTAAGTATTGGTTACAGGAGAATAAAGAGTACAACGTAGGAACTAATATGATAGGAGAGCAATTCTCCTCAACGGCAACCACTCCTATCACTCCTTCTGCAGATGTAGTTAATGTTATCCCATCCCTAAATCACTTCGATATTAACATAACTGGTGAACTAGCAACTGAGGATTCAGTTGTTGTAGATGAACGATGGCAAGTTGATCTTAATACAGTTATCTATAATGCAGCCCCAAATAATTACACAGTTGAAGTCTACAATGCCGGAGGTATTACACGAACTCTACCGTATACAGTTCCTGGTAGGCAAATGCAATTGCACTATGTATCAGAGTATTATAAAAATAGCCTCCCTTCTAGAAAGTACCTGTTTGTATATAAAGTAGGAACGGGGACCTACCCAGATCTAGACATAATAGAAACCCCTATTAACATGGATAATACAGTATTACAGGCTATTCCTGCTGTTCCATTGAGGGTTAGTAACGCAAATTACACTACATTTGGAGCTACTAAGCAGGCCCAAATAGAGGATCTATTAGCTGTTCTTAATCTGGATGCTGATGAGATTATTAGTGGGGTACTGAATGACCCTGGAGCAGCACCAGGAGATATAGATAATGTATATGTGAATTTTGGTGTACGTATGTGGGATGATTCGCAAGCAGGCATGTCTTACTTATTTAGAATGTTTGAAAATCTATTTCCTGCCCAAGGAAGTACTCAAGGAGATTATAATAATACAGGATCAGCAGATACTAAACCTACCAATAATATACGTACAACAACAGAGGATAATGACGCAGCATTTCAATTTAATTATATAACCTACACTCACACGTCACTAGCTGACATTCTTGCTGATAGTGGCAGTACTGAGAATGGTATATATTACTCTGATCTGTCTAAGTTCGATTTTGCAGGTACTTTAGTGTACCCCTACTATAATTCATCAGGTAAGGGTACATATAATGTTGGGTATGTAGCAGATACATTAGCCGAAGTACAAGACTTTCTAGATGGCAATGGTGTAGTAAACCCAGGTACTACTACAACAGAAGCCGCTAATTGGTTACAGGTTACTGAACGCCTTTCTTATAATAATACAACTCCTGTACTAGAAGAATCTACTGGAACTGTAAGTACATTATTATATCTAACTCCAGATGGGGTGTATGAAAATAACGGATCAGGAGTACTGAGGTACGTTCAACAAGCTTCTGAGGAGACTACTTCAGGGCAATCAATTACGTACTATTACATTAGGCCTAGTGGATTAGATGCGTACACTGTAGCTGCTCCTATCGGAGCTCTGCGAGTAGTAGATGGGGAAAGCGGTAAGTTTAAAACTGTTAAGTTTAATTTAGGGGATAAGGGGGATCTGATGGTTCCTTTTATTTACACATTTGTTAAGGATCTATCTCATACGCAAGTAGCTAAACTATTCTTAGCAGGAGCGCATGTATCGATTTACATAGCTCATTACGAAGTAATCGTACATGCAGGC